TTACGGATATACTTGAATAACACAGTCTTAAGTTCTGTAACGTTAAAGTCAAATTGAATATTCAAATCATCAGAGATCTTAATATACCTAATCTTTTGTTCCGATAAACCGAGATCTATGTCCTGATCTATCAAGAAGGGTGTATTACGTAGATTTCCGTTCATCATTTTGTTTAGTATGGCTACTTCTTTCATAGTGAAACCGTCCAAATTCATAACCCCATGATAACGGTTTAAGTCTGCCAGTTCTACATCATTATCCGGAACCAACCTGTTTACTGGTGTGAGTATAAGTTCGTCTGACGTAGTTGTTTTAAATAAGTCTGCCGGTATCTTGAAGAGCCCATTTACAAAGCCCATATGGTCACCAAAATGTTGTCCACTGCTTGAGTGCCCGTCGTCGTAAGTGTACATCTTCCAAACTTTAATATCTTTGATAAAGCTGTACTGTTCCTTTTGAGCGTCAGTCATGTCCTGTGGGTTGTCATACAATGCAGCCGGTACGCCATCCACCCACGTGTCAAGCTCACGTATCCAGTGGTAGATATCCCTGTCATATTTAGTTATTCCCACAGCTGTGTCAATCGTTCTTATGTATTCACACAACTTGTCGACCTTTTGAGTTTGGTTCGCTGCCTCTACAATCTCTTTAACTAGCTCCAATCTAAGCTTAATCTTATGATTGTACTGAGTGTTCTTCTCTACCATGTCTAGCTTTGCTATATATTGATAAAACACGAACAACAAGGACATTGAGTTGTCATAAAACCTGTTAGTGATCACCGAGTCAAAGTACTTGTTTAGGCGTTGTTCCTTCAAGTCTGTTGATGTACTTATTTCACGCAACATTTTAAGAACAGCCACGTATGATGGGGTTCCATCTGTATTCAAACAAGCTTTGTTCAAACCAAATACTGATTGTTGGTTTGGTCCGATTAAGATGCTTTGTTTAATGCCGTATATAGTACCTTTGGCCATGCTAACTGCCGTCTGTCGCATTTGTTCTGCCATAGTACTTATCGCCCAAGGCTTTTCGCGGTTTTTAAGACCATCCTGGTCACACCCTGCCCGTTTTGCGGTTTCAGGTGTCTCAAATATTTTATTGTCCTTTTGGACATCATGTTTAGTCTTGCCGACCTTTTGAATATCTAGTATGTCTAGACGCAAGTGTGTTTTGGCCCAGATCTGACCATCGATATAATTGACTACTGCAGCAGTCGCGTTAATGAAATTGTTGATGGGTTGCATCGTGTTAGAAAAGATTTTAAAACAGGG